GGAGAAACCGGTTCGTTTACGCCATCGCAAACTTTCACGGAAAAGTATGGTGGGGACCCCAATCCGCCCGGAGGTGATTACGGGGAAACAAGCGACATGGGCCCGGGGTATACCGACTCGGGTCGGCCTATTTTTTCGGGAGCCCCGCCCACAGGTGGCGATCCACGGGCCCCGTACTATACGCCAGAGGATACGTTAGTTAGGAGCGACCAGCTTCCCGATTTATATGCGGATACGCCCCCTCCCCCTCCGCCGCCTACTCCGCCTCCGCCCAAAGATCTTACGTCGGACACGCCTGCGCCAGAGGATGTGCCTCCGCCGCCCCCTCCGCCAGACACTCCGCCTCCATCTCCGGCAGAAGGAATAGCCACTGTTTTTGGCGTGGATCTTCCTGACTTTGGCGATTTTGGGGCTTTTATGGCTCCACGGGGCCAACAACGCGATGCGGAGCCTGACTTTGAAAATGAGGTAGAAAGAGAAATTGAGCGCCGCGCCGCGCAACGAGCCGCCGCGTCTGGCTCTTCCACCGCTTCAACTTCGCCTTACACAGGTTCGGGTATTTATGGCACGGGCTTTATGGGGATTAGCCCTGAAGTAATTCAAGCCGCGATTGCCGCCGCTCGTGAACGGGAGGCAGTTGCCGCGGCTGCCGCAGCGGCAGCAGCAGAAGGCACGCCACCGCCCGCGCAAATGGCAAATGGCGGCATTGTGAGCCTGATAAAAGAAAACATGAAGACTACGGGCGACGGTATTGAGTCGTTTTTGATGAAATACAAAGAACCCATCAAAGACGCCGTGTCTCCTGAACGAAGGGCCGCGGCGCTAAAACGCACGTTAAGCCAACTTCAACCACGGCCCACGGTCCCCGGACCAATGCCTATGGGCCCCGGACCAGCGCCCACGATGCAATAGGGCATCATGCCCATGGCGGGCTAAGTTGTGTCTTTAGGTTCCGCGTACAGAGGCTTTTCAAATTTCCTAGAACAAATTGTTAAAACTTTTGGAAACATAAGTTTGCCCGTGCAACTTTTTCAAGGGGTAGGGTCTTTGTTTCCAAAAACGCCGGACTTTCCCCTTCCCGACGCTGTTCAAGACTATGTAAAAACAGACCCTGTTCCGGGTAATTTAACCTCAGTTACACAGGGCACTACTCCGCAATTGGGGCCAAACCGAGAGGGTAAGGTCGTATCTGAAGGAGGTTTTTTCCGGGACCCAAATCAGTTGGGCGCGACGGCTATGGGGGCGGCCCAATATGCCGAAGGTGGCGAGGCCGAGCAAGACCCCGAATTTCTGGCGGCGTTAGAGCGTCAGCGACTCCGAGAGCAAGCTTTTGATAATGAGTTTGCTATTGAAGTCGCTGCGCAGAGCAATTACGCGGCGGACATTGATCCGTCTATTTCTCGCTACCACGGGCTACCTAACGCCGCTCCCGGAATCATTAACTACGATGGTTTGAGGGGTTTTTATCTGCGTCCAAATAAAGAATATCCCGAAGGCACTTTTGCGGACGATTATCCCAAGCATGTTTTTTATAAGTCAAAAGACGATACCACTGATGTTCTAACCATAATTCCAGAATTTGGAATGGTGAACACAATTGATAAAGACGCCACCCCCCAAGTCCTTGCTCATGAATATCGGCACAGACAATTCCCTCAGTTAAACGAAAGACAAATTAGAGTTGCGGATTTTTTGACCGCTTTAGATGAACGTCAAGTAGTTAACACGCTTCGCAGTCAAAGTTCTAAGGAAAAAGGACCATTAACCGGCTCCGAAGCCCTTGATGATTTTCGTTATGCTTTACGGTTTGAAAGAGACAATCCGGGACAGGGAGTCGGTGCGCAGATATTTGGAGAAGAGTGGGACCGCGGCGCACGGTCCACGCGCCAAGGAACTCATGAATACAAAGATCAGTACATTCGGGCTCGTGTAGAGGAATCTCCAGCCATTAAGCTGTTGAATGAGTACGAAGACTTAATAGAGTACAACGAAAAGCTTCCCGAGCAAAACGAAAAGCGTCGAGAAGAGGCGGCTGTACGAGGCTATGCCAACGGCGGAATTGCGGGCCTTGTCCCGGTTGCGAGAAACATGTTTAATGTATCTGATATCAAGCGCGGAGTCGGCGCATACGTCCCTTACGTTAGGAGATAAACCATGAAGTTTATTTTTGTGTTGCTGTGTGCGGTAACTTTGTCGGCATGTTCTTCGACAACTTCTCAATATTACGAAGCGGTGCAGAAAACGGCGGAAGCCAACGCTTTGGCGAATCAAGCCAAGTTTGATGCTTTGGCCAGCATTGCCGCGGCGGGAGATGGGCAGGCAGCGTCAGCCGCTGTTATGGCGCTTGCTTTGACGCAGACACCGACAATTACTCCTATTCCGCAACAATCTCAGGCGATTCAGTGGGCAAGTATTTTGGCCGCGCCAATCAGTAATTTGGGGATGATGTGGATGCAGACCGACTCCACTAAGACGATGGCGCGATACAACTCGCGAGTAGATTTGGCTCGGATCAATGCTGACGCCACTACTCAGCAAGCGCTTTACGGTGCGTTTGCTGACTCCGCCGCCGCCGGATATGAGGCGATGGGTAACATCGACTATACCCCGTTCGTGGACGGCATGGTGACCCTTGGCACTACGGGCATGGATAACCTGACGGCCCTTGGCACCGCTGGGTTTGATTCAAATACGACAATTGCCACTAACGGTATGAATAACCTAACCACCCTTGGAACCAACGGTATGAATAACCTAACCACCCTTGGAACCAACGGCATGAACAATCTGTACGGCCTTGGCACTAACGGGTTTACAAACCTTGTCACGCTCGGCAACAACGGCATTGATTCTGTTGAGAACACGGGCATTCAAGGCATGATTAACATCAGAGGTAACACTACGGATTGGCTTGGTTACCTCAACAAAAGCGACCTGATTATGCAGGACATGCTGAAGGCTAACGGTTGCGTCATCACTACGGACTCAAACAACAAAGTCGTAGTGACTTGCAATTAGCCTCTAACGCGGTAAAAGGAGTTTTATTATGTGGCGCGTTACTGGTAACTCTTCTGATTGGTTTTTTAGGATTGGTGCCTATCTCCGCCGCAGTGGGGATGCACTTTCTCAGCTAATCAATGTTGCGCTGTTTCTTAGCGATAACCCTAACGAATCGTTATCGGGTAGAAGTTATAGGCAGAAGCATTATTGGTTTTGGGGTAAAATGTTAAAAGTTATTGATTTTTTATTTTTTTTACTTGAAGAAGAACATTGCCGCAAATCTTATGAAAATGATCTAAGGCGAGCTTCCGCTTTGATAGAAAAAGCACAGGACAAAATAAATGGCTAATGGCGATGACAAGGCCCTTCTTTCTTCTTTAATGGACGGTACGTCCATGCAACCCGAAATTACGGAAGAAGAAATGGAGTTGGACATAGAAATTGCGGCTCCGGGCACTTTTGTCGGCTCTATGGATGAGATGCTGCCAGAGGGGATAGAAATTGAGGCGGAAGATGATGGTGGCGTCACTGTTGACTTTGATCCGATGGCCCTTGCTGGTATTGGCGGTGGCGATTTCTACCGCAACTTGGCAGAGGAGTTGGACGACAGAGAGCTTGGTCAACTTTCTTCTGATCTTTTAGGAGATTTTGAAGCCAACAAATCGTCCCGTTCCGAGTGGGAAGATGCGTACTCCAAGGGGCTAGAGCTTCTAGGTTATTCCTACGAAGAGAGGACCTTGCCGTTTAGAGGCGCTACGGGCGTCACACACCCTCTTTTAGCGGAGGCTGCCACGCAGTTTCAAGCGCAAGCATTTAACGAGCTTTTACCGCCCACAGGCCCTGTAAGAACGGCGGTCATGGGTGAAAAGACCAAGGAAAATGAAGCGCAGGCGTTTCGTGTTAAAGAATTTATGAACTACTACATTACCAACGTGATGGAGGAGTACACGCCCGAGTTTGATCAGATGTTGTTTTATTTGCCTTTGGCAGGGTCAACTTTTAAGAAAGTGTATTACGACGAGGCTATTGACCGCGCCGTTAGTAAGTTTGTGCCTGCCCAAGACATCGTGGTGCCTTATGGCGCGACGGACCTTGATTCATGCGAAAACATCACGCAGGTAGTCAAGATGTCCATGAACGATCTGCGCAAGCGACAAATCATGGGCTTTTACAGTGACATCCCCGTGCATCCTTCGCAGGGTTCTGACGATGAAGTTCGGGATGAAATGAACAAGCTGGGTGGCGTAGAGCCGACTAATCTGGATTATGACTGCACCCTGTTAGAGTGCCACGTTAATTTGGATTTACCGGGGTTTGAAGAAATCGGAGATGATGGTGAACCAACAGGCATTAAAATACCTTATGTGGTTACGGTCAGTGAGGACACTGGACAAATTCTTTCTATCCGACGTAATTATGGCGAGCAAGATGACACAAAGCAAAAGATTCAATATTTCGTCCATTACAAGTTTTTGCCGGGATTCGGATTCTATGGTCTCGGTCTTATCCATACCATTGGCGGCCTGTCCCGAACGGCCACGGCGGCTCTTCGCCAGCTTATTGATGCTGGTACTCTTTCTAATCTTCCTGCTGGCTTCAAGGCTCGGGGATTACGGGTACGGGATGATGAGGAGCCCCTACAACCCGGTGAATTCCGCGATGTCGATGCTCCGGGAGGCGCGATCCGCGACTCTTTAATGCCGTTGCCCTTTAAGGGCCCGGACGGCACTTTGATGCAGCTTCTAGGCTTTGTTGTAGAGGCCGGACAGCGCTTTGCCACCATCACTGATATGAAGGTTGGAGAAGGCAACCAGCAAGCTCCTGTGGGCACTACATTGGCGCTCCTAGAGCAAGGCTCGCGGGTCATGAGTGCAGTGCATAAGCGCCTGCACTATGGCATGAAGCAAGAGTTCAAACTTCTTGCGCGGGTCATGTCCGAGTATCTGCCGCAGGAATACCCTTACGCGGTAGCGGGCGGTGATCGTAAGGTCATGCGCCAAGACTTTGATGACCGCGTTGATGTGGTCCCGGTCTCCAACCCCAACATCTTTTCGCAAGCCCAGCGGATTGCTTTGGCACAGTCTCAGCTTGAGATGGCGGCACAAGCTCCGCAGATGCACGATATGCACGAAGCGTACCGGCGCATGTACGAAGCGTTGGGCGTCAATGATATAGATAAGATTTTGATTGCTCCGTCTTCCGAAGACCCTATTCCGAAAGATCCCGCCCAAGAAAACATTGACGTTATCGACAACGTTCAATTAAAGGCGTTTGAGGGTCAGGACCACGATGCGCACATTATGGCGCATTTAACATTTGGAACTTCTCCTATGATAGGAGCAATGCCGCAAGTTGCCGTTTCGCTTCAAAAGCACATTATTGAACACGTTAAGCTGAAGTCTCAAGAAATTGCCACGGCGCAACTTATGCAACAAACCGGCGGCCAACAACTAACGCCCGATATGGAGCTTCAATTGGAGTCCATGACGGCCCAGATCAATGCGGCAGAATTCCAAAAACTCAAGCAACTGTCTGCGCAAATAAGTGGCGAGGGTCAACAGGGCCCAGACCCTTTGATACAATTGAAGCAGCAAGAGCTTCAAATGGACCAGCAGGCCCAGCAACAAGGGTTCCAGATGGACCAAGCAGAATTGCAGCTTGATCAGCAACGTATGCAAAATAAAGCCTCGGAGT